TTCCATTTGTTCTTGAATTTTTTCAATATCTTTTATGGAATCCTCGATTAATAAAAATTGTTCTGAATCTGCAGGTAATGATCCTAATTCTCCTCTTGGCCATTTAATAGAAAATTCTACAGCTCCTTCTAAATCTTTAGTCATTAATTTATTATCTGACTCAAGTTTATTTATTCTTTCTATTACTCCAAAGTATGCCCATACTCCAATAGCTACTGTTGCTACTATGCTAATTAAATTCTTAATTGGCATTGAAATGCCAGATTCCGAACTTACTTTCATTTTTTCTTAAGTTTATTCATAGTAGTAACACCAAACGATGCACCTACTATAGTTAAAATAATATACCAAAACATTGGATCTGCTTTTTGAAGTATTGTCCATCCTCTATCCATTGCATCTTGAGTAAATGGAATAAAATGACAAGCCATCAATAAAGTAAAAAATACAACAAGCCATTCGTCTTTCCATGAATGTTCTTGTTGCCGAACTTGTTCCATTTGGACTCCAACTTTTGCTATATCTAAAGATGTAGCTGCTGCTATTTCTTTTTCTCTAATAATTTTATCTTTAGCTAATTTATGCTGTATTCCTCCAATAACTTTCGAACCAATCATTCGTGTAAGAGGATTTTTTAAAATAGGTAAAATAAAATTTAACATTAATACTTCCAAACATTAGGTCTAACAGCATACTTATCTCCAAGATCTGCTGTTAAAAAATCTATATGAGTAAATGTTTTTGCAACACCAATACCCATAGCTTGTGGATTATAATTCATAGCGAATCTTATTAATCCATATTGTGTTTGTGTATTAGTAGAAATATCAATTGCGATCCCTGTTGTATGTGGGCCTTCTGCACCTGTAGACGATACCGAATTATTGTGTTCAGGACATCTATAGCCAGAAGTTATAGAAACTCCTGAACCTTTGATTTGTCTATATGCTTGAACAAAATCTAATATTACTGGAGATATTTTTAATTCTCCACAATGAGAACATTTAAATTCATCAGCAGTAAAATTAGACCATCTTTCTGAATCCCATTGATCAGCAGAAGTTATCATTTATAACTCCTAAATAAATGTTCTTTGTATTGGTTTATTTTTCTAGCTACCCAATCTTTAAATAAACTCCATTTTTCTTTAATCTTATCCATATTGTTTCTCCAATCTATCCATAGAAATAAACTGACTTTCTTGGATATGGTTATCCCAGATGCCGAGTTCTACTATTCCCCAACTCCATCCAGTTAAGTTTAATTTAGCATATTCCTCAACATGACCAAATGGCAACGCACATCCTACATTGATTATTCTAACAAAGTTTTTAACCCCAATTTTAGGAGCTTTCCAATCTCTAAATTTATGAGTGTGTCCGAATACTATGTCATTAGTTGCATCATTAGCAACTTGTACTTCACAATTCTTACCACCATATTCTTTTCCCATAATATTTAATGGGCAATGAGTAAAGGCCACCCCCCCTATATATTTAAATGCTCCGTAAGGAGAAATTTTCCATTGAGTCTTCAAAAAAGAATCATGAAGCTCTTTTTTCATCATCCCTTGTATCTCTGGAATATTCTCCTCAAATTTATAAACTCTTTGTTCATGATTACCAAAGGTGCAATGCCTTGGTATTCTATCATTGTTAATAGCATCATCTAATAAAGTAATAGATTTTCTTAATGATTCTATATCTTCCATATAGGCATCTTTAAGTTTACCAGCTTGTGTATGATTTTTTTGAAAATAACTTAAGCTATCGAATGAAGCCCAATCACCTATTTGAATAATGTAATCTGGTTCAGCTTGTTTAATATACTGACCTATCCATTTAAATCTATCTTGATTTATATTTGGAGAATCGTGAGCATCTCCTATTACTATAACTCTGTGTCCTTTGAACATAATCTATTTCATGAAGAAATAGAAAACAGATCCGATGAAACCTCCAAGCAGTATAATAATACCTCCTGCTCCTTTCCATCTATTCATATCTGCTTTCATTTCCTTCACATCCTTTTTTAATTCATCTATTGATTTAATTAATGATTTCATTCTTTCGCTACAAAGTTTTTCATGAGAAGATAATCTAACTGATGTCATTGCATCTGTCATTTGTCTAGCAGTCATTTTTTTTCTTTTCATGAATCTAAACCTTTTTGTTCACTACAAATAAATTTAATAAAATATTTATTTTTATTAACAGATTCATAACCTATTTCTTCTAGTTTTAAAATAGATTCAGTATTACCTGCAATCATGCAAGAATAACCATCAGTAAATAAATCAGGATATTGATATGGGGGAAGGCAGCTATTAGTTATGCCAGAACAAAGTATGAGATAAAGAACATAGTTCACGCATAACCCTCTGCTATAAAACTATTGTATCAGCTTCGTCTTCAGTTAATGCTTCTCCTGACATTAACTTTGTTTTTGCACTAGCTTTTAAATCTGCTTTTTCTTTATTCTTTGCATCTCTTGCAGCTTTATCAGTAGCGCTAGTTTCAACATCTATTGCCATTTGATTTTCTTCTTCTGCTGTTGCATCTCTTACTGTGTTATTTATTTGTACTTTAGCCATAATTATCTCCTATAATTTTTTAGGATGTTTTAAGTCCATATAATTTAGTCGTCATATTTGAAATTGTGCCACTACTATTAACAAGGAATGTAATCCCACTACAAGCTGTAGTTTTTTGATTTGATAAAAAACCTGTAAATTGCCAACCATAGTTAGTTGAACCCGTATCCATTCCCCAAAATTGTCCACCTATACCTTTATATCTAGATGTAGATAATGGATCGATTATAGTAATTTCTCCACAAGAATATTCATCTACACCACTATTCCACCAAGAAGTTCCAATATAATTAGAATTATGCGAACCCTCATCACCTGTACTTTCACCACTACTATTTCTGTAATTATAAAATCCAGACCAATGATAATTGCTATTTGTATCTGCTGTTCCACCAAAATTTAATCTACTCCACATCCAATCTGATGTTTCTAGTCGGTAAATGAATATTTTATACAAATCATAATCACTTGTAAAATGTCCATCTACTGATACTGATGAAACTGATGAGCTTGTGACTGATGAATTTAACAATACCCAATCAGAAGATAAATTACCCCACTCTGGAGCGTTAGCTGCTGTGTTCATTTTTAATACTTGTGCAGCTGTACCTTTTGCTAGTCTTTGAAGTCCACTTCCATCTCTGTAAAGAACATCACCCTGAGTAGTTAAAGTTGTTCCAACATCTGTACCATCTGTACCTTTTGCTGCAAGTTTAGTCCAATAAGATCCTTGCGATGTTGCTTGTGTACCAGCTCCATGAGCTTGGATACATATAAAAGATTCGTTTCCATGAGTTACAATATCATCAACAACATAAGCAGTTGATCCTGAATATGCTCCTCTGAATACTGGTTTAATTCTTCCTAAATTTAATGTTGCCATATCTATACTCCTATTTAATTAATCTTAATATTACTACGCACATTTTTATACTGTGACTAACAATTCGCCATCAGAATTAACACTAAATGTTAGTCCTCTTTTACCTATAAAAGACTCATCATATAAATCAGTTTGTGTTCCATCATTAGATGCTACATCTAAATTATCTGCACCATTTGTATAATGAACAATTAAATCTTCTTTTTGAGTTCCTGTTCCATTAGTTTTTACAAATCCATAAATATCAGAAGAACCTGCATCTCCAAAAGTAAGTTCTGTACCACCTGGATTTACAACAATTGCTTTACCTGCATTTGCTGAAAGGTTACTTGCTATATCTGCTATATCTCTTGCTTTTGTCATAATTATTTATTTTCTCCTTTTACCAAGCTGTGCATGGTACATTGTTTGTTCCTACTAAACTTTGACCAAATGCAAAATAAAGATAGTTTTTAGTTGAATAGTTTAAATCTTCTGTTGAATTATCTAATTTAAATCCATTAGA